GACTACTCTGACGGCTGCATGATCGCCCTCTACCCTCCTGCCGACGTTGCGCAGGCGCTCGCCGTAGAGGGTGGGCTGCCGGCCGACGAGATGCATGTGACCGTCGCCTACCTCGGAGAGGCTGCGGACATCGACGGCGACGTAGTCCGCCAGGTCACGGCCGAACTCGCCGAGCGGCAACCGATCCAGGCCCGGATCGCCGGGCACGCTCGGTTCACGGGCGGCGACAAGGACGTCATCGTTGCCCTCGTCGACTCCGCTGACCTCGAAGACCTTCGCCGGGACACCCTCGATGTCCTCCGTAAGCGCGGCATCGAGCCGCCGAGGGACCACGGTTACTGTGCCCACCTCACGATTACCTACCTCGACACGAACGAACCGGCTCCGATCGAGCGACTCGACGCCCGCGACGTCGACTTCACAGTGCTGGCCGCCGTGCACGGTGCGGACCGGACCGACAGCACGCTGGAACATCCGATCGCGGCACCGGCCCGGGAAGCGTTCGCCGTGGGATGGGCGCTGTCCGGCGGCCCGATGACGGAGCGCGTGAAGGCCGCCAGCACCGCGGCCGTCCAGACCGCGATCGAGCGTGCCGACGACCCGCACATCCTCGAAGTCACCATCGACCTCGGCCGGCTTGAGGGCATGTGGGCCAAGCTGTTCGGCCGGCGTGAGGAGAAGCAGGCCGAGCACACCCGGCTCGTCACCGACGCCTGGCGGCCACTCATCGACCGGGACGCCGTCGCCGACATGGTCGACCGCTTCCGCAGCAACGCCGGACTAAGCGAAGCCGCCAGGGACTTCCTCGCCGAGGCCCTCGCAGCCGCTCGGCGCATGCTCCAGGCACTCGCCGACCTCACCGGCTGGACCGCCATCCGGGCACGGCTCCGGGACGCTATCGCTGCCGGGAACGCCGAAGGCATGGTCAATGCCGTCGCCATCGCAGCCGAACGCGTCGGCACGATCGGCTTGGACTGGGACCTCGCGTTCAAGGACGCCTACGAGTCCCTCGCGCGCCTCGACGAGCTGTGGGGCAACGCGGACGGCTGGCTCGGGCGGATGGTCGACCGGGCATCCGCCGACCTCGGCCGGGCCCTTGCGCAGGCCGCTGAAGACGGTGCCACCCGCGACGAGATGATCGACGCCGTCATGGACATCCTCGACAGCGACGACGTCGAAGCGGTCGCGTTCACCGTCGACTGGGCCATGACCACCGCCGCCGACGACGGCGCCCTACGCCTCTACCGCTCCGAGGGTGTCCAGCAGATCGACACCATCAGTGCTGGAGATGGCCGCGTCTGTCAGACGTGCCTCGACTACGAAGCTGGCAGCCCATGGTCGGCGCTTGACGTGCCCCGGCTGCCGACGCACCCCGCCTGCCGCTGCTGCTATGCCGCCGCGCCGTCCCTGGCCAGCTTTGCCAGCTGGTTCGCCTGACCTTGGAAGGGAGGCCCGCGTGGCCGCTCGCATTGGCACCATCACCGGTATCGCCCTCGTCCCCGGCGTCTCCCGAAACGGGCGTCTCTACACTGCCGAGGCCATCGGCCGGGCCGCGAAGCGGGCCCAGGCCCGCATCGACGAGGACGGCGACCCGCTCACGATGCTTACGCACCATGCCGCCGACGACGACTCCACCCAGATCGTCGGCCGTCTCACCAGCGTCAGGCAACTCGAAGACGGCAGCGCCGCCTACACCGCCGACCTCGCCGACACCGACGAAGCTCGGGACATCGCCAAGCTTGTCGACCCCAACAAGGGCCCGGCGTACCTCAGGGGCGTGTCCATCCGGGGAGCCTGGGTCGGCAAAGTCCGCCGCCAACCGGGTCCGAGCGGTGCGCAGGTCGAGACCGCCGACGACCTGGAACTCGATGGCCTCGACTTCACCCGGAAGCCCGGCGTCGTCGGGGCCCGGGTCGACAGTTTTACCCCCGAGGCGGCCAGTGCCCCGGCGGAGACGGCACCCGGCTGCCGGGTGCTCATCACCGAGTCAGTGCAGGAGGCGCTGGTGACCACCACGACCGAGGCCGACACCCCGAAGGCGGAAACGCCAGTGCCGGGTGGCGGCCCGTATGCGGACCCGGGCTACCAGGCCGACAAGAAGAAGCGGTACCCCATCGACACAAAGGCCAGGGCCAAGGCCGCCTGGAGCTACGTGAACCAGGCCGACAACGCGCGCCTGTACACGTCCGCTCAGCTGAAGCGGATCAAGCAGCGCATCACGAAGGCCCTCAAGTCCTTCGGCGTGCAGGTCGCCACTCAAGAGGGCTGGCTGATCGAGCCTGCGGCTCAGGTGACCGAGGCGCTCGCCGAGTGCTGGGACATGGATCAGCCGCAGGGCAGCCTGTATCTGTCGCTGACGAACGGGCCGACCACGGTCACCGTGTCCTCGTACCTGCTCGACGCCCACGACCTCGACCTCGTCGGGCGTGCCGCGATGGCCGGCGCCTGCAACGCGCTGCTGCAGCTCGACCCGGACATGGACGCCGACATCGACATCCCCGGTGCCCCCGCCGAGGACGACGACGATGACGCCTCCCCGGCGACCGCAGCGGGTGCGGTGTGCCCGTGCGGTTGCGGCTGCGCGATCCCGGAGACCCCGGGGGGCTGCCCGTGCACCTGTGGCGCAGGTGACTGCGTGCACTGCATGGGCGAAGACGACGACGCGATGGAAACCGCCATCGAATCTCCCGCCCCACAGGTCGCCGAAAGCGGCACCGTCGTCGCCGCAGGCGCGACCGATGGCATCACTCAGACTTCGACGCCGGAGACGCCGGCTGTCGAGAACCCCACCCCGGAAGGAGGCCCCGCCATGGCGGAGCCCACCACCGCAGCGGAGACCGCTGCCGCCCCCGCCGCTGGTGGGGTCACCCTGACCGACGACCAGTTCTCGCAGCTCCTTGCGCGGCTCGCCCCCGCGCCTGCCGCTGCCGCCACAGCGGAGTCGGCGGCGACCGAGCCGGTCGCCGAGGCCCAGCAGGCAGCCCCGACCGTCGAGGTCGCCGAGACCGAAGACCAGCGCATCGCCCGTCTCGTCGCCGAGGGCGTCAAGGCGGCGCTGCCGCAGGCGATCCAGGAGCACGTCCAGCAGACGGGCGGCCCGGCCCGCAAGGGCATCGTCCCGCAGGTCTCCGAGAGCACCGGCACTGGCGGCAACGCGCAGGGCCTTCCGGAGGGCGCGCCCGACAAGCCGCTCCACGAGTACACGCCGGAGGAGTGGAGCAAGTACATCGCCCCCTCCGTCACCGGAGCGATCTTCCAGGGCCGCGGTTGAGCCCCTGACGCTACGGCGTCCCCTGAACCACCCCTGACCGCCAGCAGATTGCTGGTGCCGACTCGGCAGTGATGGTCGCCCAGCCCCGCTACACCCTTCGTGCGCGGGGCTTCGCCGTGTTCCCACCCAGCCAGAAGAGGCATCAGCATGACAACGAACGAGCTCCGCGAGGCGCTGACCGCGTCCGGTGCATCTCCGCTCGTCCCCACGATCGTCGACCCGATGCTGCTGGAGTACCAGCGGCGCTACTCCCCGCTCGTCCGATCGATCCCCACGCGCAAGTGGGACTCGACGGTCTACTACTTCAACCAGAGGACCGCGCGCGCTGCGGGCGGCTTCGTCACCGACGGGGGCGCCCGGCCCGTCTCCAACTCCACGTACGTGCAGAACCAGTACACGATCCGCAACATGCAGGCGGTCGGCGCGGTCACCGGCTACGCCCAGGCCGTCACCAAGGGCCTGATCGGCGACCTGAAGCAGCAGGAAGTCGAAGGCGCGATCCAGGGCCTGTACTGGGACATCGAGACCGCCATCCTGTGGGGCAACAGCGCCTCCACGGCCCTGGGCGCGTACCCGCAGTTCGACGGCCTCGACACCCTGACCTCCACGTTCTCCGGGAACAACCAGAACGCGCTCGACATCAACGGCGCGATGACCCTGGGCACCCTGGACCGGCTCATCGACATGGTCGAGCAGCAGGCCGCGATGGGCGTCTACGACGCGCAGTGGATGCTCGTCATGAGCTCCACCGCCGCGTCGAAGGTCTCGCAGCTCCTGCAAGCCCAGCAGCGGTTCTCGAACCAGGTCCAGGTCGCCTCCGGCCTGAACGTGCCGACCTACCGCGATGTGCCGATCATCAAGTCGTCGTTCCTGTCGGCGCGTTCGTACGGAATGGGCGCCGTCACCACGGCGACCGCCACCACCGGCGGCACCCTGGCGGCGGCCACGTACTACTACCAGGTCGTGCCGGTCATCGCCCGCCAGGGCGAGATCCTCCCGTCGGTCGAGGTGTCGCAGGCCACCACGGGCTCCACGTCGACTGTGACGCTGAGCTTCTCGACGCCGACCGGCCTCGACGGCTCCCAGCCGAACCTGTACAAGGTGTACCGGTCCACGGCCACCGGCACCGAGACCCTCCTCGGCTACGTCGACGCCTGCGTCGGCCTCGCCGCCGACGGCGTCACCCCGATCCTCACCACGAGCATCGTCGACGACGGCACCAAGCTCACCCCGAAGAACGGCTCCACCGTCCCCGCCCAGGGGCCGGCGGCCTACGTCGGCACCAACAGTGCCGTCAAGCCCCCGGCCGCCGGGCAGGAGAACATCTACCTGATGGCCCGCGACCAGAACTTCGTGGTGCGCCCCTACGTCCGCGAACTCAGCCCCCTCGATGTCTTTCCCACGACGGCCGGACCGGACCAGCTGCCGTTCGCGATCGCCTCGGACACCTGCCTCGCGGTACGTGCGCCGAAATACCTGGGCCGCGCCGCCCGCGTCACCACCACCCTGTCCTGACCCCTGTGGCGCGCGTCGCCGCAAAGTAGCGCGCGCCCGTCCCCCCTTGTGAGGAGTGGAGAGCATGGCGCTCATCCGCAAGCAACAGGCCGGAAGCGACAGCTTCGGCCACACCTGGCCCGAGGACGGCGCCACCGTCGAGATCGACGACCCCGAGCAGATCGCCTCGCTCATGGCGATCCCCGACGCCGGATTCAGCGAGGTCACCCCGACCAGCGACGATGGTGCCGACAACGACCCGCCGCAGGACCCGGACGCGAAGAAGGAGATCTCCGAGATCGATCCCGACGCGGTCGACGCGGAACCGGACGCCAAGGCGCCGGCGAAGAAGACCGCCGCTCGCAAGACCGCGGCCAGCCAGCCCGTCCAGGAGTAGCCCATGGCCGCGGATGCCCCCGTCCCGCTCGCTACCAGCGCGGACATGCAGGAGGGACAGTTCGCGGACCTGGTGCGTGACTATAGTTCTGCTGCCCTCGATCAGATGATGATCGACGCCACGCGTGTCTGCGAGGGCATCGCCGGACGCAGACTCGCCCCGTTCACCGGGGTCCCGGAGACGCACCGGGCCACGGGCATTGACCCGGACGAGTACACGGACTCGACGAACCTGCCGATGGACATCCTCGGCTCCCTGGGCCGTTCCTACGCGAACGCGCTCGGCGCGGGCGACCAGGTGCGGCACGTGTGGTTGAACGAGTTCGCGCCCCGCTACCCGGAGATGTGGACCTACTCCAACCTGCAGATCACGATCCTCCGCTCGTATGGCGGGTCGCAGGTCGTGAACACGGCGAGCATCATCGGCGCCGAACCGGACTCCGGGCACATCTGGTTCACGCTCGGCACGTTCCTGCCGCTCGGCTCGCTGATACGGGCCGTGTACGACGGCGGCTACACCACCGTCCCGGCCGACCTTTCCCGGGCGTGCAAGCTGAAGGCCGCGGTCCTGGCGCTCGGTGAGATCGATCCGGGCGGAACCCAGTTCGGCCACGACCCGGCCGCGTTGAGCAAGCAAGCCGACGACATCCTGTGCCGCTACCAGCCCACCTGACCGGGAGGTGAGCGGGTTGAGTACAGCGGATGCTGTGCAGCGTGAGGCTGACTGGCTGGCGGCCTTCGATCCGGCGGACGGTCTGCCTGCGCTCCTGAAAGGCCAAGGCGGCCTGTTCGATGTGGTCCAGGCGTATACACAGCGCACGGGGGCGCAACGCCAGGCTCGACTGTACGTGACCCGGTCGAACCTGCGGGTGGAGCGGTTCGGCTTCAATCGAAAGATCAACCACCACACGTTCGTGTTGCGCCTGTACTGGCCTCAGTCGTCGCCCTCGGGACAGGCCGAGTCCGTGCAGCAGGGTCTCGACACTGCGGTCGACCTCGTCGTGCAGCGGATCTCGGGCCTGTTCCAGGACAAGACGCACGGAGCTCGCTTCCTGTCTGTGGCGGAGAATCCCAACGACATCGACGTGCAGTTCGCCGACCCCGAGGCTTCGATCCTGGCCAAGGCGGAGCTGACGGCGACGATCACCTACCAGGCGGACGACGTGGACTACACGTCCTGACCTGCCCCTTTATTCTCTGGCCTTCGCCTCGCGGGGGCCTTCTTTCATGCCCGCATTCCCGCGAGGAGCCCACCCGTGCCCGAGCCCGAAGAGACACCACCGCTGATCCGGCAGCGCAACACCACCGGCTACACCGTCACCGTCGCCGAGACCAAGGACCACCCGGCCTACGCCGTCCACCCGGGAGAAGAGGCCGTCTTCCCGGCCCTCCTCGACGGCTGGACGGCCATCGAAGACGAGCCGGAAGCGAAGGCCGAAGAGGCCATCCCGAAGCTCCCCAGCAGGAAGCGTGCCGCCGCAGCGGACCAGGACAAGGAAGGCGGTGAGCTGCAGTGACGCTGCTGTCCCGGCTCGGCTATGTGGGCCTCGCCAAGGAAACCGTGCAGGGCACGTGGGTGACGCCCGCGTACTACCTGGCCTGCACGAAAATCGACTTCGAGGTCAACTACGACCAGCTTCGCGACGAGTCGTACCGCGCGAACGACTCCAACCTCCAGGGCCTCTATCAGGGCGCCGGAGATAGCACGGTCGACCTGGAGTTCAACGGCTACCCCGATGCGCTCGGCTACGCCCTCAGGATCATCGGCCCGGACACCGTCACCCCGGGCGTGTCCACGACCCTGTCCTCCTCGACCACTGCGGGCGCCACGTCGATCAGTACGGCGGCAACGATCCCGGCCGGCTCCACCATCATGATCGACACCGGGGTGAAGGTCGAGTACGCCACCACCGGCACCCCCACCGGCTCGGGCCCCTACACCATCCCGATCGCCACCCCGACGACCGGCCTCACCTACGCGCACAACTCGGCCGTGGCCGTTGTCAGCCAGACCACGCACACGTTCAAGCAGTCCGCGACCGCAGCCAAGCCCACCTACAGCCTCACCGAGTCCAACGTGCTCGAAGCCTGGGGCTACCCGGGGCAGATGCTCACCGACGTGTCCATCAAGGTCGACCCGAAGGGCATCGTCACCTGCGGCGCCAAGTACATCGGCTGGATCCCCGCCATCCAGGCAGGACCGTTCACGCCCGCGTTCACCCAGCCTGCTCCGCTGCTGGGCTGGCAGATGGCCATGACCAACGCGGGTGCCTCGTCGACGCGCGGCCTGTCCTACGAGCTGGACCTGAAGAGGCCCGGTGAGGCGATCCACGCCTCGAACGGGGTGCAGCAGCCTCGCGAGGTGTTCACGGGCGTCCTGGACGCAGAAATCAAGTACAAGGCGATCTACGAGAACGACACCGACTACAACCTGTACTTGCAGGCCCTGCAGAACAACCCGACGTCGATGGCGCTGGTCGCGCCGGTCGGCGCGGGCGTGGACGCGAACGGGTCGTCGCTGACGATCACGACGACGCAGGGCGGCTGGAGCAAGGGCAAGCCGGATCTCAGCGGCACCTACGTGACCGGCGACTTCGAAATCTCCGGCATCTACAACGCCACCGACAGCGGCAGCGTCCAGGCCGTGCTGAAGAACTTCGTCGGCACCAGTTACACGTAACCGCCTCTCGCCCCCGGTCGTGCCTGCGCGTGAGGGCGTCGCAGCACGACCGGGATCCACGCCCTCAGCGCCCTCACCTGCAAGGAGAACGCCCATGGCGGGCTACACCAACCCTTATGTGCTGCTGGAGTTCCCGGAACTCGGTGACGACGTCAGCGTGCTGATGAAGAATCCGCAGCTCATCGCTCCGTCCAAGCTCCAGGCCCGCGACGTCCCCCTGGACGAGAACGGACAGCCTCTTGACCCGCGCGAAGCCCAAGAGGCCAGCTACGAGGTGATGGAACGGCTGATCGTGGCCTGGAAGGTCTACGAAGCCTTTTCCGATGATGTGGAGATCGACCCCGAAGCCGATCCGGCTGAGCTGTTCCAGCAGCTCGCCGCTGGAGAGCCGAAGCGCCTCGGGAAGGTGACCACGGAGAACATCAGCCGTCTGCCGCTGGCGATCCTGAATCGGATCGGCGAGGAGGTCGGCCGGGTCGCGGACCCTCTCTAGGCCCCGGCTCCCCCTACTATGAGAACGTCCTCCTGCCGGTCGAGTCCATCATCGAGGGCAACTGGGGCGGCAGCGAGGCGCCCCCGACGGAATGGGTCGACTTCGCGCTGATGCGGCAGATGCGCTGGTCGTGGGAGGAACTGCAGCAGACCCCCATGTACGTGCGCATGTACTGCGTCGACTTCCTCGGAATGATCAACGAGCAGGAAGAGCGGCAGATGGAGCGGGAGCGCCGGAAGGCGGACCGGGCGTCCAGGGGGTGAGCCGTGGGTGAGTTGCGGCCTGGGGTGTTCACCCGGATCTTTGCTGAGGTTGAGCGCGAGGCGCAGGTGAAAGCTCGCAGGGTGCTCACGGGGATCGCGCTCGCTGTAGAACGGCAGGCGAAGATCAACGCGTCGGTCGGGGCACACAAACGCGGTACGAAGACCCCAGCAAGTCCCGGCACTGGCCCGGCGGTCATCTCGGGCACGCTGCGCCGCTCCATCACCCACTCACCGATCGTCTTCACCGGCGGCGGCTGGGAGACCAAGGTCGGTACCGGGGTCGGTTTCACCCCGCCATATGGGCGGACGCCGGCCAATAGGTACGGCCTATATCTGGAGACCGGCCTGCGGAACGGGGCCACCTACCCCTTCCTCAAGCCGGCGGTCAACTTCGGGCGCCGCGTTGTGGCCCCGCAGCTCTACCAGACCGTGTTCCGGGCCGGCTGGCCCCGCATCTGACCCTCCGCGGCACCGCTCTTCCACCCCCTTCGAGTTCGAGAGGCGGTGGCTCGCGTGCCCGAGGTAGCCGACTTGTATGCCGTCCTGCGGGCGGAGACAGCTCCGTTCGCCCGGAGCATGCGTGCGGCGTCCGAGGAGGGCGAGTCGTTCACGACTCGCATGGGTGGCGCGTCGGCGATGCTGAAGAAGCTCGGCGCCGCGACCACGCTGGTCGGTGTCGGGTTCCTCGCCTACGGCGTGAAGGCCGCGGGTGACTTCCAGCAGAAGATGAACCTGCTGGTCACCGCATGCGGGGAGTCGTCGAAGAACCTGAAGAAGGTCTCCGACGGCGTCATGGGGCTGGCCCGGGAGACGGGCACCTCGACGGATCAGCTCGCCGAGGGCATGTACCAGGTCGAGAAGGCCGGCTACCGGTCGGCCGACGGCTTGAAGGTCCTGCGGGCGGCCGCGCAGGGCGCGCGCGAGGAGGGCGCGGATCTCAAGGACGTCACCAACGCCATGACCAGCGTCATGGCCAGCTACCACCTCAAGGCCAGCGACAGCGTCCGCGTGATGAATGCCCTCAAGACGGCCGCGGGCGAGGGCAAGATGACGATGCAGGAGTTCGCTGCGTCGCTGTCGACGGTCATCCCGATCGCCTCCGCCAACAAGATCAGCTTTGGCGAAATCGGCGGCGCGATCGCCACGCTGTCCCAGCACGGCACCAGCGCGCGGGAGGCCACACAGGAACTCGCCTCGACGATCCGGCAGCTGGCCGCCCCGAACAACGTCGCGATTCAGGAGATGCAGCGCCTCGGCCTGTCCTCGACGGACGTGTCGACGAAGTTGGGTAAGCGCGGCCTGACCGGGACGCTTGATCTGCTGTCGCGGACGGTGCTGCAGCAGATGGGCAAGTCCGGCACCCTGCTGCTCAGCTCGTTCAACAAGACGAAGCAGGCTGCGGCGGACGCCGACCAGATGGTCAAGTCGATGCCGCCGAACTTGCAGAAGCTGGCGGCCTCCTACGCCAAGGGGTCGATCAGCCTCGGCGACTGGCGGAAGGCCCTCAAGGGGCTGCCGCCGGAACAGGCCAACCTGCTGTCCCAGTACGCCACCCTGCAGAACAAGACGAATGGGTTCTCCGCCGAGCTCAAAAAGGGCGGCCCGGCCGCACAGACGTACACCGAGGCCATCAAGAAGATGACCGGGGGCGCCATCGGGTTGAACACCACTTTGCAGCTCACCGGGGAGAACACGGAGGGCTTCAAGGACCGCGTCGCCAAGGTCTCCGCGTCCTTCAACCACGCGTCGAAGGACGTCGAGGGCTGGCAGATCACTCAGCAGTCGTTCAACGTCCAGATGGGCCGCCTGAAGGAGGCCGTCACCACTACGGCCATCGTCGTGGGCACGAAGCTGATCCCGGTCCTTCTCCACGTCGTCACCTTCTTCGAGAAAAACCGAACAGCCGCCATCGCGCTGGCCGTCGTCATCGGGGGCGTGCTCGCCGCGGCCGTGGTCTCGTTCGCGGCCACCGCTGTGAAGGGCGCGGTCACCGGCGTCATGGACCTATCCCGGGGGATCCTGGGCGCCGCGAAGGCGGTTAGGGCGTTCGTGCTGTCCGAGCAGTTGGCGGCATTCGCCACCAGGGTCTGGGCCGGTGTCCAGGCGGTCTTCAACGCGATCATGGACGCGAACCCGCTCGTGCTCATCGTGATCGCGGTCGTCGCGCTCGTCGCCGCAGTCATCTACGCCTACAACCACTGCGAACGGTTCCGGGCCATCGTCCAGGCCGCGTTCGCCGGCGTGCGCACGGCCGCTGTGGAGCTGTGGCACATGCTGCAGACGGTGTGGTCCGGCATCGTCACGGGCGTCACCTGGCTGTGGCATCAGATCGTCAGCATCTGGAACAGCATCGTCTCCGTCACCACCACCGTATGGAACGGCATCAGTGCCTTCTTCCAGAAGTGGTGGCCGCTCCTCCTAGTGATCTTCGCCGCGCCGATCGCCCTGCTGATCGGAGTGTGGAACCACTTCCACAGCCAGATCACCGCGGTGGCGACCGCGGTGTGGAACGGGATAGCGGCATTCTTTGGATCCATCTGGAACGGCATCAAGGCGATCGCCTCGGTGGTCTGGTCGCTGATCCAGGCGGCGGTCATCAACCCGATGATCTCCCTCGGGCAAGCGCTTCGGGCGCTGTGGGACACGGTCAAAGGCTGGCTTTCCGCAACTTGGTCGGGGATCCGCAGCCTCGCCGCGAGCCTGTGGGCCGGAATCAAAGCCTCGATGATCAACCCGATGACGGCTACGGCCCAGGCCATCTACAGGCTCATGGCCCAGGTCGTCTCAGCCATCAGCTCCCGGCTCAGCAGCGCCTGGAACACGGCCAAGAGCTGGGGCGCGAGGTTCGTCACGATCGGCTCCAGCATCGTCCACGGCATCGTCAGCGGCGTCACCGGTGCGGCTGGGTCGCTGTTCGGGTCGCTGAAGAGCCTCGCGAACGGCGCGCTGAGCGCCGCGAAAAGCGCCCTCGGGATCAACTCGCCGTCGAGGCTGTTCGCCGACAACGTCGGCGCGCACATCACGGGGGGCATCGCGCAGGGCGTCACGGACGCGGCCGGCACCGCGCATGCCGCGGTCCGGCGTGTGGCTCTCGGGATGATCACGGAGACATCGAAGACGCTCGGGATCGCGTCGCCGTCGAAAGTCTTCAGAAGCCTCGGCATCTACGTCAACGAAGGCCTGATCGACGGCCTGACCGGCTCTACGGCGAAGGTGAAGGCGGCGACGCGCCGTATCGAGTCGCTGCTCATCCAGACGTACAACCGGGTCGCGGACCTCAAGGGCACCAAGGGCGTCAGCAGCAAGTGGGTGACGTCCCACGAGGCGACGATCAAGCGCCTTGAGGCGTATGCGGCGAAGGAAGACAAGGTGCTTCGCAGTCTCGCGGAGAAGCGGGACTCGGTGGCCGCGCGGATCAAGGTGGCGCAGAAGAACCTGACTGCCCTCCAGAAGCAGTGGTCCGACGAGGTCAAGTCGGTCGCGCAGGGCGTCATGCAGGGCTTTTCCGTCATCACGAACGCCCCGCAGGAGGGATTCGCGCTGACCGCGCAGGACGTGGTCAACAAGATGCAGGACCAGTTCCAGAAGGCCGCCCAGTTCGCGGCTCAGCTGCAGGCTCTGCAGAAGAAGGGCCTGTCGAGCGACTTGGTCGCGCAGATCGCGGCGGCGGGCGTGGACCAGGGCGGCGCGACGGCGGCCGCCCTGGTGGGGGCGACGAAGGGACAGATCCAGCAGATCAACCAGCTGCAGACGGCGACGCAGGGCGCGGCGAACAACGTGGGCGCCGCGGTCGCCGACTCGATGTACGGGGCTGGGATCAGGTCCGCACAAGGCCTGGTCAAGGGCCTGCAGTCGCAGGAGAAAGCGATCGAGACGCAGATGATGCGGATCGCCAAGGCCATGCAGAAGGCGATCAAACAAGCCCTCGGGATCAAGAGCCCGTCAACGGTGTTCGCGGCGATCGGCCAGTGGATTCCCCGCGGTCTCGCCGCCGGTGTTGATGGCTCCGCGCACCATGCGACAGGAGCTGTGCACCGTCTCGCCGGGGCGGTGGCAGGTGCAGGCGCTGTGACCGGCCCCGGACTGGCCATGGCCGGCGGTGGAAGCGGTGGCGCGGTGGTGCACAACCACGTCCATCTGACGGTGCAGGGGCACGTCTTGACCGAGCGGAACCTGCGCAACCTGATCGAGGAGCAGATGCTGCGGCTCGGCATGCGCAACTCGACCACCTACGCGCAGTACAAGCGGTGACAAGCAGCAGAATCGAAGGCGCCGGGCGCCGGATTGGGGGTGCCCGGTGGCCAAGTTGAGCGGCCTCGCCGACATGTTCGAGACGGGCACGCTGAACACGAGCCGATGGAACGCCTCCTCAGCGGCTCCGAACGTCCAGGTCGACACGACGCTCGACCGGGTCGCTGTGGCGTGCACGACGAGTTACTACGCCCTCGGCTCGCAGACCTGGGACGCCACGACGGCGAGCGGCACCATCCCCAACGGGGTATATGCCCGCGTCGTCCCGGCCCCACTCGGCAACGGCTCCACAGAAACCTACTTCGAGGTCATCCTCAACAGCAGCAACAAAGCCAGCCTCTTCGTCAGCGGCGGCGTCTTCACGGCACGGGTCACCAACGCGGGCGTGAACACGTCGACGACGATCGCAGCCAACTGGGCAGCTTTCGACGCCTACAGCTACGCCTGGTGGCGGATCACCGAAGCCAGCGGATCGTTCGTCTTCTCGACGAGCCCGGACGGCTACACATGGACCCCCCGGGCCACGATCGCCTACACCTGGAACGCCACCTCGATCAAGTTCCAGTTCTCCAGCGGCTACTCGGGCACCGAGTCCGCGTCGTCCGCCTACATCGACCACGTCAACACCGCCTCTTCGGCACCCGACCAGATCAACCTGAACTGGCCGCGCATCGAGGACGGATGGGCGCCGTTCTGGAACGTCAACGCGGGCGCTTTTCCCTTCGACCGGTTCGTCGAGGTATCCGACCGGACCCGCGGCAGCATGTCCGTGCAGCGTGGCCGCCAGTACGAGCTGGACCAGGTGCGCTCCGGGGAGGCGTCGCTGCGCCTCGCCAATACCGACGCGGCTCTCGACCCGGTCAACACCTCCGGTCCTTGGTACGGGCACATCGTCCCGTATCAGCCCTACCGGCGGCGCGCACAGTGGCCGCCCACGCGGAACCTCCTCGACCAGGTCATGGCTACGGGCGGCGACCTCGGCGGGTTCAGCGGCACGATCAACTCCAACACCACCGACATCTTCTCCGACACCAGCAGCGGCACGTTCGCTTCCTCGGCCACGGCGTGGCAGGGGGCCACAGTCATGCAGTTCGCGGTGCCGTCCGCGACAGCGGCCACGACCCGGATCTGCCATACCCCGCGCTGGTCTCCGGTCCCGGGCCAGACGTACACGGTGCAGCTCCGCGTCCGCAACGTCACCCCGTCCACCAGCCTGAGCGTGCAGGCTCACATCGGCTGGTACACCGCCGGAGGCGGCGGGACGCCCACGAGCTTCGTCTACGGCAGCAGTTCCACCCTGACCGGCTCGGCGACCGCAGCCTGGACCTTGGTCACGGTCACCGCCACCGCGCCAGCGGCTGCGGCCGGGATGAACGTCGGTGTCGCGGTCGCCTCGACAGCGGCGGCAACCTGCTCGATCCAGGTCGACGGCTGGCAGCTGGAAAAGGGCTCGACGGCCACAACCTGGCAGGCGCCCGGCCAGTGGTATCCGGTGTACGCCGGGTGGACGGAGCGCTGGACGCCGCAGTGGAACATGAGCGGCACATACGGCGTCGTGCAGCCGACGGCCGTGGACACATTCAGCCTCCTTTCCCAGCAGACGCTGTCGGACCCGCTCACCCAGGAGATCAACAGCAACAGTCCCCGCTTCGTTTTCAAGCTGGATGACCCCAGCGGATCCACCGCAGCGACCGACTGGACGGGCAACTACCCAGCTGCCCAGATCGGCATCAGCAAGTACGGTGCAGGGTCGCTCACTTTCGGCACTTCCATCACGGCGACCGACGCGACGGGCGTGTACACCGGATCATCCGGAACGGTGGCAACGCTCAACAACTCGAACCCTGGAACGTCCCTTGTCACCGGCGGGGCGAGCTTCCTGAAGCTGACGAACTCCGGGATCAAGGGGCCTGCGGATCCCACCTTGTGGACCCGCATGATCGCTTTCCGCTACACCGGGCCCACGCCCACGTCGGCCGCGTGTATGTGGTCGTCGATGGACTCTCAACGCGCTGGCGGGAACCCGAGCGGATCCCACATTTACGTCTACCTCTTCACCGACGGCAAACCGGTCCTCCATATGCAGGGGCCTGGCGGGACCAACCTCAACACGTACTTCAGCGGAGCTACGAACTGCGTGGATGGAGACTGGCACCTCCTTGTCTTCGGCTACAGCCAGGCTGCCAATCAGGTGATGTTGTCCCAGGACGGCGTCGTGGCCTGGGTGGGCAGCTTGTCCACCGCCGTGACACCAACAGGCATCGTCGGAGACAACCTGGGCGGCTTCGTCGACATCACCGTCGGAAACGGCACCATTTGGAACTGGAAAGGCGACATCGCCTTCGCGGCCGAGTTCCCGTCGTACCTGTCAGCGAGCGCAGTGACGAACCTCTATCAGGCGTGGAAGTCGGCATGCGCGGGCGAGTCCTCGACTGCGCGCTATTCGAGGATCCTCCGCTACGCCGGGTACTCCGGCTCGACGGCCCTTGATGCGGGCTTGACCACCAGCATGGGCCCGGCCGCGATCGACGGTAAGGACGCGATGAGCGCCCTGCAAGGTGTCGTTGACACGGAGAGCGGAGCGCATTTCGTCTCCCGGGATGGGACGATCACGTTCAAGGCTCGCAGTGCCCGCTACAACGCGACCACCCCTGTGTACATCTTCGGCGAGAACGCGGCGGCCGGCGAATGGCCATACGAGGACTGCACGCTGGACTACGACCCGACGCATTTGTCCAACCAGGTCACCGTCACCCAGGAGAGCTCTGGCCAGAGCTTCTATGCCGCCGATGCGACGAGCATCGCCGCCTATTTTCCGCGGACGCTGTCCCGCACGGTCAATTCGTCGGACACTGGCGAATGTCAAGACGCCGCTGGCTACCTCCTTTCCCGGTATAGGCAACCCGCCCAGCGCGTCAGTTCGATCAAACTGCATCCGTCCGCATATCCAGCCATGTGGCCGGTCTGCCTGGCGCTGGAACTCGGCACCCGAGTACGGGTGATGCGCCGTCCACCTGGCGTCCCTGCGACGCAGGTCGACTGCTTCGTCGAAAACATCGGCTGGGATTTCGGGGACGGCGGCGAAGCGTGGGTCACGCTCCAGTGCTCCCCGGCCGACCTCACCCCCTACGGCGTGTTCTCGTCCTGGCACACCACCCTGAAGAACTCCGTCACCGCAGGGGCGACGTCCATCACCATCAACCCGTCGCAGGACAACACCAACCCGCTCGCGGCCCAGGTGGCGGTTGGCGAGGTCATTACCCTCGACCCGGGCACGGCCGTATCGGAGAACGTCACCGTCTCCGCGATCGGTGCCACCTCACCGGGCTGGACATCGGCGGTCATCACGCTCGCCGCGGGGACCGTCAACGCTCACGGCGTCGGCGCGGTCGTCTGCGACCAGCTACCGGCGGGGACGATCGACCCGAACACGTGGGACCCCGTCAGCCAGTTCGACTCGACCGCCTTTGCCTACTGAGAGGATGCCGCCGTGGGCCGGACCGTTCCCGTCTCCGCATCAGTTGCGCCGGGAAATTTTGAGACAGCCGCATTGTGGAACGCCCAGGTCAAAGCCCTCAACGATTTTTTGACCGCGCCCCCGGTCTGCTTCGCCTACCAGACCGTCGCGCAGTCCCTGACCACCGGTACGGTCTTCCAGCTCACCATGGACTCCGAGAGTATCGACTCCGACGGCGGTCACTCCACCGTCACCAACACGAGCCGTTACACGGCCACGGTGCCCGGCACCTATCTGGTCCTCGGGAACGTCGCGATCAGCGGAAGCACCGCAGGGTACCGGGTCGGCGGCGTCAAGCTGAACGGCACGATCGTGCGCGGTTCGCAGGTCGTCACCAACCCGATCTCCTCCAGTGGCAGCACGCCGGTTGTTTTCCCCGTGTGGGCGATCGTGACGATGAACGGGGCCACGGACTATGTCGAGATCTACGCTCAGCAAACCAGTGGCGGCAGCCTGAACACCTATATCGGGGCAGCCGACATGATCTCCTGCCTGGCTGTCTACTTCCTGTCGAGGTAACCGCTACCCCACTCAGGCAGACACCCCCTCCAGCCACACCGACCTCTACGAAAGGAGGTCGGCGTGCCCGCACGTATCCGTGCTGTTCTGGCCGCGCTCGCCCTCACTCTCGCCGCGCTCTTTGGGGGTGCCGCGCCGGCGGCAGCCGATCCTCCGCCGGACGGTCCGGTCCTCATTGAGGGCGTCGACCTGCACGACACGACGATCCGCAAGTTCGGCGACACGTACTACATGTACGGGTCCCGGTATGCGTGCGGCTTCCAGTGGGGGGTCTCGGGGACCCCGTGGTGCGGGTTCGGTGTCTCCACCGCAACTTCCCTGGGCGGCCCGTGGTCGGCGCCGACCCTGCTGTTCCCGACGGCCTCCACCGATCCGTCGACGGGCCGGACGTGGGCCGCGACCTGCGGCGGCACGGGGCGCGGGTGCTTCAACCCTCGCATGATCCAGCGCTCGGGCTGGGGCTATGACGATGGGGTGTTCATCCTGTGGTTCAACGCCCCGCGTCACACGGATGATGGGGCGGCGAATGCCTACAACGTGATGGGCTGCAACGGGCCTGCGGGTCCGTGCGGTCCGACGGCTGGCGCCCCGTCCGGCTCGTACAACAAGCCAGCCTTGGATCACTGTCCCGGCAACGGCGACTTCGGGATGATCGAGTCAGGGCAGGGCGGCCGTCCGGCGATCGTGTGCACGGAACCGGGCCGGGCGGGCCTGGACATCCAGGACCTCAACTGGTCGGGGTCGGGTGGGAACTCTGGCGTGGGCGTGATCCACGTCGCGGGCGTGACGCTCGCGGAGGGGCCGGGCGGCTGGTGGGATGAGGCGACGCAGCGGTACGTGCTCACCTACTCGGATCAGGGCTGCGGCTACTGCGCCGGGACCCCGGCCGGCTACGCCACCTCGCCCGGCCTGTACTCCGGGTGGACCGCACCCGGCAACATCGGCTGGGGCGCTCCGGACTTCGGCCGCCGCGACTTCAGCTCCGCGTCCTGCGGCGGCCAGCCCCGCACCGTGACTGTCCTCGACGGGCAGCCCTGGCAGGTCATCGACCTGTGGGTCGGCCAGCGCAACGAGGCCTCTGCGGACACGCTCCTCGTCCCCCTCAACTACCAGCCCACCAGTGGCACGCCCGGAGACGGGCGCCCCTGGGTCCCCCCGCTCAGCCTCACCTGCACCTGAACAACCTGCCCCAGGAGGCCACTTGTACACGCACCGCTACGACCCGGCCGACCCGAGGCTGGGCCGGCACGTGGAGCACGACCCGCGGTCCCTGCGCTTCGCGTACGGCGTCCTGCCCAAGTCGGCGATCAAGTCTGTGGACTGGATCAGGCGCGCGCCTATTTTCGACCAGGGCGACCTGGGCAGCTGCACCGGCAACGCCGCGGCGGGTCTCGTCGGCACCGACTGCCTGGCCCGCACCGGGCTGACCTCCGTCGAGGTCTCCGGCAACTTGCTCCCGGTCAACGAGGCGCTCGCCGTGCAGCTGTACGGGCTAGCGACGCAACTCGACAGCATCCCCGGTACCTACCCGCCCGACGACACCGGCTCGAGCGGCCTCGGCGCCGCCAAAGCCCTCGTCAGGCTGGGGCTGGCCACCTCCTACAGCCACGCGTTCAGCGTGGCGGCCCTCACGAGCGCGCTCCAGTGCGGCCCGGTCATGGTCGGCACCGTGTGGCTGGAGTCGATGTTCGACGCAGGCAGCAACGGCTTGGTCGTCGTCGACCGTCACAGCCAGGTCGCCGGCGGCCACGAGTACGTCATCTCCGCCTACGACGCCAGCCACTGCGCCTACCGCATCGACAACTCTTGGGGCGAGTCCTGGGGAGTCGGCGGATCCGCGTGGCTCGCCGAGGCCGATCTGCAGTGGCTTCTCTCCCAGCACGGCGACGTCACCGTTCCCGCCTGGGCCGTCGCACCCGCCCCCGACCCCACCCCAGCCCCGGCCGTCACCGCCGGAGAACTCGCCGACCAGATCCGGGCCGTGCTCACCAAGAACGGAGTCTGACATGGCAGATCTCTGGATGCCGGGGGCGACCCGGGCTGACGTCGGCGACCACGCCGCGTGCGACGCCCAGTACCCGGCCAAGGCCATCGCCCACATCACGTGGGACAAGGACGCAACCGCGGCGGCCCCGCTCGATCTGGTGCCGTACTCGGATCTGAAGGCGTACTTCAGCGGCGATGGCCAGGGGATGGCTCCGCACATCCTGTGGGACCCCTTCGAAGGCTGCTTCACCCAGTTCTACCCGGCGGATTCCCGCTCGAAGTCCGTCGTCGACGTCGCCGGCGGGACCCGTACCAACCGGGCTGGGAAGGTTGTCATCCAGATCGAGGCGTTGTTTTTCCCCTACTGCCGCTACAACGGCCGGGTCTACGCGAAGCTGACCGACACGCCGTGCAAGGGCTGGCAGCAGTTGCAGGACTGGGTGCACTCCTGGGGCGTGCCGAACACCTGGCCCATGGGGCGCCCCGTGGACTTCACCTCACACCGCAGCGAGTCCGTGTGGGAGGAGCAAGGCGGCTGGTATGGGCATTCGCAGGTCCCGGAGAACGACCATCAGGACCCCGGCTCGTGGCCCGCGTTCACGCCGACCGAGGTGCAGCCGAAGCCGTCGCCGCAGTACGAGCCGTTCCCCGGCGTCGCGTTCTTCCGGCCTGGCCGCAAGTCGCCGGTGGTCAAGGCGATGCGGGCGCGGCTGATCGCGGAGGGCTGCGGCCGGTACCAGTCGTCGGCAAACCCGGACGTGTGGGGCTCTGGTGATCAGGCGTCGTACGCGGCGTGGCAGAGGCGCCTCGGCTACACCGGATCGGCCGCCGACGGAATACCAGGCAAGACCAGTTGGGACAAGCTGAAGGTGCCGAACTCGTGACGGCGATCGACTACGACCTGGAGTTCTTGGAGGACGGCCGCACCATCGAGCTGATCTCCATCGGCATGGTGTGTGACGACGGCCGCGAGTACTACGCCGTCAACCGTGACATGCCCGTGCGGCGCATCCGCAAGCATAAGTGGCTGATGGAGAACGTCGTTCCGCACCTCCCGAAGGGGCACGGAGACCAGCGCATCCACATGCCGAAACGCTGGCTCTTCCACTACGCCGACCATCGAGTGAAGCACCGGACGACGATCGCCGCCGAGGTCGCCGCGTTCATCCAGGCGGCCGGTCCGGACGTGGAGCTGTGGGCGAACTACGGCGCGTACGACCACGTCGCCCTGGCTCAGCTCTGGGGGCCGATGATCGCGCTCCCCGAGGGGGTGCCGATGTTCACCCACGATATCCAGCAGGAGCGGTCTCGTCTCGGCCTGAGTTGGGACGACCTGCCCAAGCAGGAAGCCGGTGAGCACAACGCGCTCGCGGACGCCCGTCACAACCAGACCGTCCGGCGCTGGCTCGCCGAACAGGAAGCGAGAACACCATGAGCAACGAGATTAACCTCCCCGACGTCGACACGGTCGTGAAGACGGCCAGCACCTACGGCAGAGACCTCGCCGAGCGCGTCGTGTGGACGTTCCTCGGCGGAACGGCGGCGGTCATCGCGGCGGCCGGTCCGGCCGACATGTTCCACGCCTCGTTCTGGCAGGCCGTCGGAACCGGCGGGCTCGCGGCCGTCGTATCCCTCGGCAAGGGGCTGGTGGCCCGCTGGCGTGGGGCGACGAACTCGGCGAGCCTCGCCAAGGGCGTCTGACCGAGGGGGCGTTGTGGCTGAAGGTGAGCCGTCGAACGGCGAACTCGGGCGGCTCATTGGCGCGCTTCAGACGCGGTTGGACTCTCGGTTCGGGGAGTTGAACGCGCGCCTCGACAAGGTCGTGTCGCTGGACGTGTACACGATCCAGACCACTCATGTTGAGCAGCGGCTCGCCCAGCTTCAGGCGGAGATCCAGCGTTGCTCGGATGCGGGCGCCGCGTTGGAGGACCAGTTCGAGCAGTACCAGCGTGACGAGGCGAAACGCCGGGAGGTCGAACGCCAGCAGCGCCTGTATTCGGCGATCATCCCGGTGTTGATCGCGGTGGTGTCGAGCGCGATCGCGATCTGGGCGGTGGTTGCGAAATGAGTGCTGCTCGGAAACGTCGTCGTTGGGGTTGGCCGCGGGCGGAGTGGGTCGGCGTGGGGACCGCCGTGCTCGCGCTCGGGTTGATGGCGCTGCTGGCCGTGATGGTCGTGGATCAGGCGCGCGAGCTACGGGTGGAGCGGCAGGCGCGTGATGCGCTCGCCCGTCAGGTGGAGGCGTTGGGTGAGACTCCGGTGGCGGGGCCGCCGGGGAGTCGCGGGGAGCCGGGCCGGTCGGTGACCGGACCACCAGGACCCGCAGGGGCCACGGGGCCGCCTGGCGCACAGGGCGATCCGGGTGCGGCTGGCCCGTCGGGTCCTCCGGGTCCGTCGGGTGCGGCCGGCCGGGACGGCAACGCGGGCACGGACGGGACCGCGGGCTCGGCGGGTGTGCCCGGGGCCGTCGGCGCTTCGGGTCCGCCGGGTCCGGCCGGTGAACAGGGCCCGCAGGGTGCGCCCGGTCCGGCAGGTCCTCAAGGTCCGGCTGGCCCGGCTGGTGACCGGGGTCCGGCGGGGCCTACGTGTCCGGACGGGTACTCGCTCCAGGCCCCGTCGTACGATCCGGACGCGCTGGTGTGCCGCCGGGATGCGGCCCCGCCGCCGTCGCCTGATCCGTCGGACGGACGCCCGCAGGTGGCCCTCGATCCCCTCCGCCGCCAGTACTGAGCATGGCCCTCCCCTCCGGGGGAGGGCCGCTTTCGCGCGTTCAGGCGGCCCAGCCAGTGGTCAGCCTGACCAGTGGTGGACCCCGTATCCAGGAGCACGACGGTTTGCGTCCATCATCCCGACGGACGCAAAGGGTCCGGACCAATCCGGACCCTTGCGGAAGACATCTTGTCCCCCATAAAGAGTGCGCTGGCCTGAGGTTGCCGACAGCAGCAAGATCATGGAGGGGGTTCGGTCGGGGCGAAACCCTTCAGCTCGACGCGGGCGGCTGCCCGTACACGGCCACCCACCGGTCACCGCGCATCACGATGTCGGCCGTCTCGACCGCGCGGCCGGTGGCCTGGTCGTAGTACGTCCGCTCGACCGCCAGGACGGGCCCCGGCGGCGTCATCCCGAGCGCCTGCGCCTCCTGCCGGGTCGCCGTACGGGCACGCACCCTCTCCACGGGGTCGCCGACCTCGATGGAGATGACCCGCATCCGGGCGGCAACGCCGACGCCGGCGTACGGGCCGACCTCGGGCAGCGCGATCAGCGACGTGCCAGTGAGGTCAAGGGGCTCCCACGACTCGGCAAGCTGCACGGGCTGTTCGTCGGCGAGGTACACGTACGAGGTGCGCATCACCGCAGCCCCCGGCTCGATGCCCAGGCGGACGGCGACCGTGTCGGTGGCGGCTGCGGTGGAGGATTCGTGCCGCCACGTCCCCACCGCGCCCTGCTCGGCGACACCTTCCGCGAACGGGGAATCCTCGGAACGGCGGCGGTGACGGCGGACGAGCAGTTCGGGGGTGTCGGTGCCACGGACGTAGTGACCGGCCCCGTGCCGGGAGACGACGAGGCCCTCATCGACGAGGAGCTTGTACGCGGCCGTCGCGATGCTGTTGCTGCCGCCGTACTGGGCGGAGATCTCGGCGACGGAGGGGAGGCGGGCGCCGGGTGACAGTTCGCCGGATTCGATGCGGGCTCGGAGGTCGTCGGCGACTTGCAGGTACCGGGGCGTTTCGGCCGTCACTCTACGCCTCCCTTCTCTGTGACTTGCGTGACACAGTAGCCACCCTCCCGCTACTCTCGCACGAGAGTCATTCTCTCGCATGAGAGTGAGGGTCCGTCGTGCCCGTCAGCCTGCGCGTAGCAGCTTTACGCACTGCCCTTGAGCGCGCCACCGACCAGCCCGCGCGCCTGCTCGCCACCCCGCACGGCACACGCGTGTACGTCACCGCCCCCGCCGACCCGGACGCCTGGGAACGCACCATCACCGCCCTCAACTCGGCGGACGGCTGGGGCAGCACGGACTCATCCGGCCGGACCGAGGTCTGGGCGCAGATCGACGACGAGGTGATCGAGTGAACCAGCAGGGCATCTACGGCTTCTGTGCCTGGCACAAGGCGTACGCCTACGGCGTGCGGGTGATCAGCCTCGTCAGGAAAGGCCGGGGTGTCACGTTCGTCCTGTACGCGTGCGGGAGCTGCCGGGACCTGTACGGCCTGACACCGCAGGCGGACCGGCCATGATCTCCGAAGACGACCTGGAGTATCTGTCCTCAGCATGCGCGGTCGCCACCCGGTTCGGGCCAGTGTCCGGACATCGCGACTGCCGCCTCCTCAAGGACATCCCGATGCCTCACTCCAAGGGGC